ATTTTCTAACGAGCCTGTAATACTTAAAGATTTTTAAAGATCGTATATCACTACTTGTTAATCTAGCCAACTGTTATTGATCAGATAAAACAGGTATACAATATTTGATTTTGTGGTGTATAAACTCTTCTACTAACGGGTCGCAAACAACCATAAAACCATTATCACCATGACGATTACCATTTATTTGAGTGCATATTTCAGATATGATCTCTTTTTGGAAACCAGCCTCGTGTATTATAGTTATATAGTCATAATGCTCAAGTGGTTTGTCAGTGTTAGAAGTTTCAGGTGCTCCAATTAGAGGTTCAAAAACCATAGTAAAACCATCAGCTCTACCAAGAGTTTCTGTTAAACCGTCTACTTGAACAGTTTTACCTTGATCTAAAGTTATAAAACCTTTAAATCTTTCAACTGGATAGGTTAATACTAAACCTTCTTTCATAGCACCAGTACTCGCATCAGTGTTTTTAATATAAACACCAGACTTTGGATTTAAATCATCGTGATAATCCTCTTCTTGTGAAAACACATCGATATCAAAAGATGTTTTTAATGGCTTGTTAAGCGTTATTCTAAAAGCTTTTGTGTCTGTGTTATAAGCAGCCACAGCAGATATAGTTGTTCCAGAATCTATTGTAGCTCCAGTTTCACCGCTAATATCAGTACCAGAAATATCTCTTGATACTACAGTTGCTCCAACTAAAGGTTTTTTATGTGCATTATCTGACAACACATCTAAAACCTGTGTTTCTTCTGCTCCAACCGCTGCTTGATCAGCTGCTATCTTAAAAAACATCTCTTCTTTTGCTTCACCAGTTTTTTGAGAAGCAATAAAAGCTCTAGCATTAGCTTCTCTAGTAGCTTTATCTTCTCCTTTTGGTTTACCCATCTCCTCACGTCTTGCGGTATTGAAGTATAAGTATTTATTTAAACTTGTGCTCATAATTTAATTTTTTAAGGGTTATTTACTATGACAATGCAATAGATACTAATGGGTTAGTACTACCTGTGTGTACTATACCAGTATCTGTTTCAAAATTAGCGATTGTTCCTCCTCTAAATAATTCAATTATACCTTTTGCTTTTCCAGAACTTAAAAGTGCTATTTTATCAGCAAGATAAACAGCTATCTTTTCAGTGTTTAAAAGTTTTTCAGCATTAGTAGCACCATCAACAGTAAAAGTAACAGTTCCTGCTGGAACTATCAGGGTTGTTGTTGTACCTGTAGCACCAATGTTAATTTCTAAATTTTCTACATCTACGTTTAGGATAAAACCAGTGTTAGCTACGATATTGTCACCAGTAACGGTTTCAAATTTAATCAGTTTCATAATTTT